GGGGGATGTGATTGTCGCAGGGGAGGAGCGTGAGGAGTGACCGGCAAGAATCACTCCTCACGCATTGAGGGAAAGTCAGGATGATGCGGGTGGGTGCCTGCGATGGTTGGCGGGGGTTGGCGTACCCGCAACCGGCAGGACAGCCCAGCACGATCCTGCTGGTAGAGCGGGGCTAGTATACGGGGGGAGCAGATGCCAGTCAACACACCACGTGCAGAGTACACACGGGCGCTGGAAAAATGGGGGCGGTGCCGCGACTGTTTTGACGGGTCCGATGCCGTGAAGGAGCAGGGGACAAAATACCTGCCGGAAATCGATGAACGTGCGTATAAGAATTACTTGCTACGGGCAGAATTTTATAACGCCACAGCCAGGACAGTCATGGGGCTATTGGGCTGCGTGTTCCGTACGCGCCCCACTGTGCGATTTCCAGATCAGTTATTGCCGGATCTGGACGATGTAACGCTGACGGCGAAGCCGTTGGAGGCGCTGGCGTTGCAGGGATTTCAGGAAACGCTGTTGCTGGGGCGCTGGGGCGTCCAGGTAGAGATGACCGATGTGCCACCGCCGGGGATGACCACACCACGACCGTACTGGGTACCACGCCGAGCCGAGGACATCGTGAGCTGGAAAACGGTAGTCATGGGGGGGCAGGAGCGTTTGGCGCGGGTGGTCTTTTTGGAGCAGGTACAGGAGCCGGATCCAGATGATCCCTGGGTGGATGCGGCGGTGCATCAGTGCCGTGTGCTGGAGCTAGTGGGTGCGGAGACGGGGGATCCGATCTATACGATCCAGCGGTATCGGGAGGCGCGGGATGCACGCGGATCCGTGAAGCAGGGCGCATGGGAGCCGCAGGGGGAGCCGTTTGTGCCGTTGAGACGGGGGAAGCCGCTGCGGTTTATTCCGTTCCAGTTTTTTGGGCCATCAGCACTCGGGAGCGAGATCCAGAAACCGCCCCTATTGGATCTGGTGGATGTGAATTTAAGCCACTACCGTACCAGCGCAGATCATGAGCATGGAGCACATATGACTTCGCTTCCCACGCCGTGGGTGTCGGGCGTGGAGGTGGGGGAATCGCTGCCGATCGGGAGTTCCACGGCGTGGGTGTTGCCGGAGCCGGGGTCCAGGGCGGGAATGCTCGAGTACACCGGGGATGGGTTGGGATCGCTGGAGCGGTTGATGGCAGCGAAGCAGGAACGGATGGCAGCGCTAGGGGCGCGGATTATTGAGCCACAGAAACGTGCAGCGGAGACGGCGGAGGCGCTGCGGATACGGTCAGCGGCGGAGTATTCCGTGCTGTCCACGCTGGCGCTGACATTTGACATGGGCATTATGCAGCTGATGAAAATGCACGCATGGTGGGCAGGCGTGGATGACACATCGGAGCTGGTGGGGTTTGCGCTGAATAAGGATTATTTTGACACACGGCTACCGGCGCAGGATTTCCAGGCGATGGTAGCAGCGTGGCAGGCTGGGGCGATCAGTCACGATACGCTGTTTTGGAATATGCAGCAGGGGGAGCTGATTGAGCCGGGGCGGACGTTACCAGCGGAGCAGGAGTTAATCAACGCGGGGCTGGGGGATCCAGGCTCTGCACTCGTTAATCTGGACAAGCAGGAGGAGCAGTAGGTGCCGACATCGATACCATTTGATCCCAGTCTGGTGCTGGGGAACATCGTGGAGCTGGAGAAGATCGCGAGGCTGGAGCAGGAGGCGGCAGCGAAGGCACCCATTGATGAGGCGCAGCGCACACTGAATGAGTTGATTCTGTCGAAGCGGTCCCTGGATATGACCACGCAGGAAATGATCAACATGGGCGTGGATACTACCTCTGCGGAATTTGGGGAGCTAACCAAAGAGATCGATCAGCTCAAGGCGGACATGCTGACGGCGGCGGCGGAGCTGGCAAAGGCCACGATCGCAGCCCAGCCGAAGATCGCAGCAGCGCGGCAGGTTGGGAAGGGGGGACAGCAGCAGATTTCTTCTACGGTCGAATCCCCGATCGATTACAACGCCAGTGAGATCAAAAAGTTGCCGTTATCGTCGGATTCGATGGTTATGGATGCGCAGTACTTCCGGGCAGAGTCGAATCAGGAGGGGGCGGGATCCAGTTCCAGCGCTATCGCCAGTTATGTCAGTGCGCAGTGTTCGGGGTTCCTGTCACCGACAGTCAGCACGAAAATGGGCGGCGACGTGAAGAAGGTGGTGGAGGAGCAAAACAAGCACCACGATATGGAAGGCACGATCGTGATCACCGCGAACTGCACGCACAAGCAGGCGCAGGTGTTCGCACCATATGTGCTGGATGTGGAGAAGGGGCTGCGAGCCTGGAACGTCACATTTCCGGACAAGAAGATCGTGCGGGACGATCGGAAGTCACTGGAGGCGGCGATCAAGTCTGGCGCGGAGAAGGACACGGAGCGGCTGCATTTATTGTCAGGGGCCACGTACGGATCGAGTTTTGTGGGGTTGGTGCATATCCTGAAGCGGGAGCAGAGTGAGTCATCACAATCCGCAAAGTCCCTGGCATCATCGCTGTCTGTTGGGATGAAAAAGAATTTGTTCTTGGCGAATATCTCAGGGGAGTTTGGGGTCAGTCAATCGTACGCGGAGACAGCCAAGGATCTGCTGAGTACCTCGGATCTGGAGGCGCATTGCAGCGTGGTGGCGATGGGGATCATTCCATCGATCGCGTCGAATACGATCGAAACAACGGTGGAGCGGTTGCAGCCGGATCCGGAGAAGGTCATGGATCAGCTGGCGGCGATTCAGGGATCGTCGGATAGCTCCGTCAATACCATGATGGCGGGGGCGGACTCAGCCAAAACGGGACAGCAATTTATCACGCTGAATAATGAGTACGTGAAAAATACGGTGTCCAGTCTGGGCGCGTATGACGACAAAAACAACAAAGTGATCGATACCAATTCGCTGATGACGGCGCTGGAGGACTACGTTAAAAAAGCGATCGCGGGGGATGCAGGTGTGCCGATCAATTTCTTTCTGAAGCCGATCACGGCGGATGAGTTGGCGGAGGCGTATCTGGCGAAATATTACCCGATGGAATTTGTGGGTGAGGAATCGGGCGGCGATAAATAGACAAAAAAAGGAGCAGGTATATGGGATTTTTGGATATCGGGTTGCGGTTGTTTCCGTTGATCTTAACCTCGATCGAATCCGTAGAACGATTCGTGAAGGGGAAGGGGCCAGAAAAAGAAAATGCCGCAGTGGTCATGGTGGACAGCATTTTGAAGACGGTGGAGGCGGGAGCCAATAAAGATATTTTGAATGATGCGCTGGTGAATGACGCCACCAGGAATGTCATTAAGGCGGTGGTGTCGCTACAGAATGTGATCAAGGACAAGAAAGCCGCAGCGCACGGCGACGGGTAATCCATGCGTAACTGGGTGGCTGTGTTATCTCCGGAGGTGATCGATCAGTGGCAGGAGGCGATCGAGATTTATCCGGAGATCACAGCATCCAGTGATGGATCGGGGCAGCGGTGTCTGGTCTGTCAGGGGGCGATCGAGTTTGCGCGGGAGCGGCGGCTGACGGGACGGCGGATCCTGAGTTACTACATCCACGGGCAGGGGTTCTCGGATTTCATCGGGTTTGTGTGCGGGGGCTGTCTCACGGAGGATGGGCGGCGGAATTTGCAGCGGTGGGCATAACGCATGGCTGACTGGGAGCAATTGCACAGGGTCGCGGACAAGTCAGCGGTGTTTTTTGAGCGTGCCTTCACGGAGTCGGTGCTGGTTGCGGATCGGCTGATTGCTGGGCGCAAGCGGTTTCCGGGGGCGAAGCCGAAAGATTCCGGTGGCTGGCTCAAGGTTGCCATGTCTGCCTGGACATCGGGGAGTGATGTCTACCGGCAGAAGGTGGGCGGGCTGGTGCAGGAGGCGATCGTTAAGGGGGCGGCGATCGGGGACGTGGCGCGGAATGTGAAGCTGGATGCGAAGAATCCGCTGGCGATCCGATTCGCGGAACGGCACACCTTCAACCTTGTCGAAAATATCACCACGGATCAGCGGCAGATGCTGCGTGGGTTGATCCGTGGGGCGATGCGGGAGGGGCTACCGTCGCGGAAGATCGCGGATCGGGTGCGGGGATCCTTTGGGATCAATACTCGGCAGCAGCGGGCGCTGGTCAATTATCGCGGGCAGTTAGAGAAGCAGGGGCTATCAGCAGCGCGGGTGGATGCGGCGGTCGCAAAGCGGCGTGAGCGGTATCGGTCCCTACGCGCTGAGGCGATTGCCAGAACGGAATCCATGCGGGCCACCAATATGGGGCAGCAGCTGCTGTGGCAGCAGGCGGTGGAACGGGGGCAGCTGGATGCGACGGGGCTGATCAAAACCTGGATCGTGACGCCAGACGATCGGCTGTGTAAGTTGTGCCGGGAGATGGGCACGCAGCGCGTGGATGTGCTGGGGGAGTTTGATCGGGTTGCGGTCGGGGAGGTCGCGGAGGCCACGATCACTGTGCCACCACTCCATCCGTTGTGCCGGTGTACGGTCGGATTGAAAAAGCGTGATGGGGCGGCGGTCGTGGTGAAGCCACCGCCACCACCACCACCGAATCCAGTGGTGCCAGTAAAGCCACCGAAGCCGAAGATCAGCAAACGCCAAACACTGCCACCCACCACGGCGGATCTGATTACGGATGGGGCTGAGGCGCGGGCGGAGATTCTGAAATTCTCACAAACCGATGAGCGGATGCGGGAGCTGTCGGAGGCGCTAGTGGGTGCCCAGGCGCGGGTTAAGCGTGTGGCTGGTTTTAATATACAGGTGGAGATAATTGAAGCGAGGCTAAAAAGCCTGGAACGGCAACGGAAAACCGCACGCAGGTCTGTTCGATCGCGTGGGTGGGCGAAGGAGATGGAGCGGGCGGAACTACGAAGAACAAATAAATTATTTGATGATGAGATCGAGGCGGTAAAAAAGAAAGTGATTCCGCCCAGGGTGAAGGGGGGGGAATCGTGGACGTATGTTGATTTGGTGGAGGAGCAGGGATCCTCACGGGCGCATTTGGAATCGGTCAGGCGTGAATGGGGGGAGCGTGTGCTGGAGCGGTTTATTTACAACAAAAAACCGAATGCCATGATCGCATCCAGGGTGGCTCCGAATGTGAAGGTGTCCGATGAGGCGCGGCAGGCGTTGGAGCAGGGGCGATCGTCATTCCTGCGGATGATTGATGATGAGTTATATGCGACCACAATCGAGGGGAAAGCAGGCCACGGTGTGGTGGTAAAGCAGGCATCACTCATCGATATGGAGTTCGTAAAAACGACGGCACCCAAAAAAAAGCAGAGCGTGCGTGCGCATATGTTAACTGAGCGAGATCGCCAGTATATGGTCAAGTTGGATTTCACTGGGACATACGATACGGATGGATTCGGGCGCAACGGGTTCCAGTCCGCCACGGTGCATGAAATGGGGCACACGGTGG